GCATATACTGCTAAATTTGCTTGTGAACCAGACCAAGGTTGAACATTTGCATAATTACATTTAAATAGTTTACAAGCATTTTCAATAGCATATTCTTCTAATTTATCAATTATTTCACATCCAGCATAATGTCTACCTTGCTTTGAAACAGACAATGGAAAACCTTCAGAATATTTAACAGAAAAATGTGAGCCCATTAAATCCAATATATCTTGAGATGGATAATTTTCTGAAGCAATCAATTCAATATCATGATTCAAACGATTTACTTCTTCTTTTAAAATTGCTTGTATTCTATTATTAATCATTAAAACTCTCCTTTATCAAACAAGTTATTATTTAGAATAATTACATATAACATTTCTACTAATTAAAATTTTATTTATTTTCTATTTTATAATTACTGTTCTAGAAAAATAGTTATTGTTATCTAATTTTTGTTGTTAAACAATCTAGTAATGAAAATAAAATGAAATGGCGATTAAATCCAAATTAGATCCAGAAATAAAAATGGAATTATTAATTAAGCTTGCTTTCGGTATTCCAATTCAAGACTTAGCAAAAGAATATGACTTATCTGAACCAAAAATAATAAATTTAAGAAAAAATAACTATATAAGATATAATGAATTTTTTGATCACTGGCGTATTGATAAAGAAGTTGCTGTTTTAGGACTTACTCCCAAATATGAAAGAGCATTGAGTGTAGTAAAAAAGTTTTATAAATCAAAAATAAAAATTTTATCAGCTAGTTCTATCCTATATAATGAAAAACCTTGTACTTTTGAAGAAATTTTAAATCTAGCCGATTATATTTTAGAAAAAGATAATATCTTAGATTTTAAAAATTCACCAGTAGAAATAAAAAATCATTATTAATATAAAATAAAAGGAGAAATTTATGGGAATTCAATCAAAATATATTGATATTTCAGGTAAAGAATTCGCTTCTGAACAGCAGTGGGCAGAAAATACAAAAGGTATTTTTATGAATATGCTTGCAGGTGTTAGATGGGATCCTGTTGATAATAAATACAAAATGGCACCTATTAAATATTCTGATGTAAATTTAGAAGGTGAAAAAATTAAATTTTCAAGTGGACAAGAATTTACAGTTGTTTTTTCATGCTTAGCTTCTGACTATGCAAATAAAAAAGAAGTACATGATTTATGGTGGGAAAAAGCAAGCGAACTTGTAAATTCATACAAAGAACAAAAGAAATTAGAGGCTCACATTACATCTAATAACACTGATTTAAAACGTCTTCGTAAAGAAGGTGTATTAAAAGATCAAGAAGAATTAGACAATGAGTAGCAATTATTCTAAAATTAAAACAATAGCTGAAGATACCGAGTTATCTGAATATAAGGTAGCAATGGTATTATATTCGTATTTAACTTGGTGTCTTCAAGAAGTTTTAATTGATGGTAATTCACAAACTCTTTTTGGAAAATTAACTTTAAATGAAGAAAACCGCTTAAAACTAGAAAATGACATACAGGGTCTTATCTCATTAATTGGTAAATCTGATATTAAAATGATTAGAAAAATTTGTGAAGAAGGACCTGATTTTAAGATATTTGAATAATGATTTATACTGAATTTCAAGCAGAAGAAGATTTAAGAGATATAATTGAAGATACTTTTGATACATGTTCTTCAAATAGAGATGAAATTCGTTGGTTAATTACACTTTTACGCGGTTTTATGCAAATTCCAAACAAAAGACATGAAATTTCAGCAGAGAATTATAAATTAAATCTCTGGCAATATCAATTATACCCGATATTAGAAAAATATCGTAAAAAATGGAAATGTAGCAATGAGTAAACAAGAAAGAGGATATTTTACACTTTCTGATGAAGAATTAGCATCTACAGAGATGGTTCTTACTGCTTTTACTATGTTAGAGTCAAGAGGTTATCCAGGATTTACTGAATTAATGGCCATTTTAAACGATCCTACTGTTATTTTAAAAATAATTCGCTTTTTATATGGTATGAAAATAGAAATACCTCCACTACAAGAATTTATAAAGTGTCTAAAAGCTGCTCAATATGCTTTTTGTGATATGCATAAAAAAATACATGTAAATTTACCAGCTAAACCTGCTGATATTAGAAAAAGTTTAAATATTTCAGAAGAAGAAGAAAAAGAATTACTTGAAATTTTTGATCATTGGACTAAATATATGCATGATCAAGGACATGATATTAGAAATTATTTTCATATGAATCGTCAAAATACAAAAAAACGTATTGCAATGACTGTAAAAGGGAAAAAATGGACTTCTAAAAATTACTAATAAAGCTGTTCTATATAAATAGTAATAAAATAAAGGTTTTACTTAACATGAGTGATGATTTACCAAAAATGTGGGTTGAAGAAATTGAGCCAAATTGTGATCCGGTCACTGGTGAAATTATTGAAACTAATACCCAAGCATTAATGCCTATTGAAGAAGAAATGCCTTTACCTACAATATCTGAACAAAAGAATATTGTAAATCATTCATCTATAAATGAAGAAAACAAAGGTATGCTACAAGCTCTTGTAGAAATGAATAATGTGGCAGAAACATTAGCTTTAATTAGAAGCAATGAATCTGCAGAACAAAGAAAAACAGTGATTACTGCTTGGTGTGAAAATTTTATGAATTCTCGTATGAGAAATAATGTAGTGGCAGAAACATTAAAGGCTAAACTTTTAGAGCGTTTATTAAATAATATTGATAACTTAGACTTACAAACTACTGCTCAAATATATAATGATTTGTCTGATGTTTCTAATGTAGATGCACAACAAGCAATGGCAAACATTAATGGTGGAGCTGGAGCAATACCTGGTAATCAAACTGGAACAGTAGTTAATCTTAATTTGGCAACAGGAGAAAATTCTACTGTTACAAATAATACTTTAAACGCTCAACCTCAACAAGTCGGTCAATTAAAAGAAGTAGTTACATTAAATTCATCAATTAAAGCATGGTCTAACATTCCATTACCTAAGAAAAAAGTTATTGATGCCGATTTTACTGAAAAATAAATAACTTTATTTGGAGAAAAAGTTAATGGAGAGCATACCTTTAGAGATTGAACAAAAACTAGAAGATTTGCCATATGTTGAATTTGATGTAAATGAAGAATTTCAATCTGTAATTACTTCTGACCTTTTTTCTGATATATTTAATTTTTATAAAAAGAATTATTTACCAGATATTCTTAAATCTAAGCCAGAACTATATCAAAGAATTAGTTTATATTTATCTCTTACTGGACAAGGCGAAAAATTTGTCGAACAAACTGATGAATTATTATATCGAAGACCTTGCCCAGATATTCATACTTTTCTTACTGATAAATTTTATATGGGCTATAACAATGCTACATTATATCCGTATTGGAAGGAAAAATTAGAAGAAATTTTTCAACCAAACTCTCCTATTAGAAAAACAATATTTGGTGGTTCAATCGGTGTAGGAAAATCAACTGTAGCGAGAAAAGCATTTGTGTATGTACTATATAGAGTATTATGTTTACGTTATCCTAGAGCAGTATTTAATGTAGACGCTGATGCTACTTTGGCTGCAATGATTATTAGTATGACATTACGTCAAGTATATGATACTAACTTATTACCATTTGTAAAGTTAATGGAAACAATGCCATGTTTTCAAAAAGTAATGAGCACAAGATCATTCGATAACTTTGATTTAGACAATCCTAACTGCCCTATTCCATTTCAAGTAGAAAAAAGTTCTGGTACAATTTTCTTTCCAAATAACATAATCATTGGTTGTGGTTCTGGAATTACGCATACTATTGGTTACAATTTATTCAATACCTTCCTTGACGAGATGAATGAGAAGGGTGTTGATACAGCTTTAGAATTATTAAATTCTGTAGATAATAGATTTAGTTCACGTTTCTCTGGTGTAGATTTAGTATTTCAATCAGTAGTATCTTCTGCTCGTACTACAAATAGTCCAATTGGTGAATATATTAAGCGTTTGCCCAAAGATGATCCAGCAATTAAAATATTAGCACCTAAATTATGGGAAGTAAAAACAGACCCTTCCTTTTTAGGTGATGGTTCAACATTTCCTGTAATGGTAGGTAATGGTAGTATTCCAAGTAAAATAATAACTGACCCTGGTGAATTAAAAGCTATTAAAGAAGGTAATTATAATCCTCCTACTGGTTGTGAGTTAATTCAAGTACCAACTGTATATAAAAGTAAATTTGAATTACAACTAGACCAATCTATTCAAGATATTGCTGGTATGACAACTAGTGATAATAATGCAGTATTTAGAGATACAACTAGACTTGAAGATCCTACTCTAACTT